TTTTACTTTGCCAAAGAATCCTTTTTCCTTGTGCTTAGTTTCTTCCATGCTGTTTTTAATATTGGTTTCATAGCTGTAACTACATACTTAAATGCTGCTGTTGCAGTTAGAGTTGCAGCTACGGAAACGACTGCGGTGGTAGAAGCCGTTATTAGTATTTCGTTTTCAGGTAAAGGTACTTGAAAATCTAGTATTGGTATATTGACGTTTCTTATACCTGTATCTACCTCATCTGTTTGTTCAGGTTGTACACCTTCCGGTTCTCGTAAATCGCTAGGTGGAACGACTAACGGAACATAGAAAGGTACGTCTGCTGTTGGTAACGGTATAGATATTGTGTCTATATTTTCTACTGGTGGAATTATTATTGTGGGTATGTCCACTAATCAGCAGCTTCGAGTGTTCCTTTTTCTGTGTAAGGATCTTCGCCATTTAACCACTTAAGGTATTCTTGGTAATCCGTATTTGCAGGGTCAAATGGAATCCAAGCACCATCAGATATTCTTTTAACCTGATTTGTTCTTACGTTTCCTTCTGAATCTTTTGTTTTTTTATAAGACATAATTAAAGCTCCGCCGCCGCAACATAATTAAAAATTCCCGCACTGGATCCACCTAAACTACCATAAGTTACATAAAAACCAGTACCACTCGAATCCGCAGCAATAATAGAACCACTACCAGTGTTAGTTGTAGTTAGTGTTGGTGTTCCTCTCATTGGCGTTGCATATACGCAACCTGCTCTAGCGTAACCAGTTGAACTTCCATAACCAGCACCAACAGTAGTAGCTCCTTGATAATACCTCTGACATAAAGCAAGCTCCTGACCGAATGACCTATGCTCAAAATCTGTTGCCACGCTACCTACTTCTAGTTGTAACCCAGTCATTTCTAAAGTTGCATCGTTTGTTGTATACCATGTCGAAGTATTATCAGGAAATCTTGAAGCACTATTATATGTATCCCAAGTATTTAAAGCTCGTGAGTTATCTGTATAATCTGTTCCGGTAAAATAACTAAAATATAGTTTTAAGCCCAAGTTTTCGTCATTATCAAACTGAAGCTGCTGCTTTCCCGGTATTGTTTTTGTAACTTTAGTCCACGTATTAGCAGATAATGTACCTGTTTCCATTGGATAAGCGTATGATGTGCCATCTACTGTTTCAAGATAAAAATAAAAATTCTGTGCAACACTTGATTTTATCCAAAAAGATAAAGTAATTTTACCTGACGTAGATTGATAGTTCCAACCAGAGCCTGCAACATCTTGTGCTTCTATTCTATATTCAAATGCAATTCTGTCCGAACTACCGGCTCCACTTGTTTGGTTTCCGTTTGTAACTTTTAAACATTTAGTAAAACCTAATGAATATGGAGTAGTATCAGTAGCGACATTAGCTTGTGCACTTGTTGGGTTTTCATCTACTAACGCATAAGCCATTCTAAACCGATCTACTGCTGCATATAAACTACTTGTAGATGATGTAGCTCTTTGGGCTATTCGCATAGCTCCGTTAATTATTAAATTACGATTACTTAGGTTATTAGTAATATTCGCTGTACACGTTCCATCGTTTGCCAAAGTTATGGCATCGCTTGTTGCGGAATTGGAACGGATTCCGTCTACTTTTAATGTGCTCATATTATGTCTCCGCTATTTTTTTAAAAATAATACCTGTTTGCATAGCACCATTTTGTCCTTGAAAAGTAACTCCATTAGAACTATCACTAGCTAATCTTACTTTTACTTCAGCTACGTCTGTTACATCAATCATTGCTTGAGCAGATACATTATAAGTATTCGTTCCAGTAACGCTTACAGAAGCTCTTGCTATTCTTGTCCAAGTTGGTGACCCTGCTGAAGCATTATGAGTTGCAAACATACTGCCCAATACATTATTGTCTGTTACTCCATTTGCATTTAGTGACCATTCAGCATTTATTTGATATTTACCTGTTGATGGAAATGTGAAAATTCCTGAAGATTGAGTCATACCTGTTCCAATTTTTTCAAACAAACTATTGCCTAAATCTTGTCTAGCCCAATTAGAGTTCATATAATCTGGACTTGAAGCATCAGTAGTAAAATCGCTTGTTATAACCCAAGCATCATATTCAGCAATTCCTCCAGCAGCACCAAAACTTAAATTACCTGAACCATCAGTTTTAATAACTTGGTTTGCACTACCATCAGCATTAGGTAACTTAAAAGCTACGTCACTAGATGTAGGTGCGGATGTAGGTGGGTTTAGCGATACGCTGTTACCACCCGAATGTTTTAATTTTATTGAACTCATAATTATTAACTAGGCTCTGTGGGGAAAGTAACGGATGAGTAATCCAAATCACCATTACTATTTAATTTAGGAGATGCAGAGGTTGGTAAATCTCTCAATGCTTGCCTATAAGTTTTCCAACTATCTGAAAGTGTTAAATCAGAACTTGCTCTCCAATCACAAGCTGCTAATCTATTGTCTCTTTCAATCCTTAATAGTCTCATTGGTTCACCGTTTTTTAATTCGGTAATTTTATTATTTACTTCTGTTTCTGAAGGTTTTGTAACTTCTGTGCTTTTCCAAATAATGTCAGCATAAGTATCGCCATTAGTGGAAAATGAACAATTTGGTGCTAAAGCTATTAATGCTTCTACTAAATAATTTCTCATTATGACTCCTTCAATAAAAACATTGCAGCTCTAGACAATGCAGTCATATGAGCAGTGGCATTTGATCTATTTTCATAACCTCGAAAATCTACATAATCACTACTTCCGTTCATGGACATACCAATCAAAATCGTAATTTGTCCAGAGCCAGCATAAGAACCATGAGCAAAGGCAGCACGTTGCCATTGACTGCCATTTTTGTAAACAGCACTATACGCTGTAGTACCTCCTGTGTAACTCCACTGCCAGCAAGCGTTATAAATTACCAAATAAAATCCAGCAACTGTAGGTGTTAATCTGTCGTTTGAAGTATCGCCAGTTATACCACTACTTTCTACAGAAACTATATTATGTCTTACATACCCAGAGTTAGAATCATAAGTATCGCCAAATTGTACGTGTGCGTAAGTTTCAGTTGGACTGCTAGTTGAAATACCTGTTAAATTTGCTCCACTAATAGCTGGTAAAGCTCCTGTTAATTTAGAAGCTGCCATTCCATTTATATCTGCATCTAAAATGCAGCCATCTGGTAAACCACCGTTTGATATGCCTGTGATAGTACCGTTTCCATTTATTTGTATTGCCATAATTAAACTATTGTGTAAGTACTACCATTGCTGATAGTTAAAGTAACTCCGTTGTTTACAGTCACAGGACCAGCACTCATTCCATTCGACCCAACTGGAATTGTGTGTGAGGCACTAATTGTTTGACTGTTTTCATATATTGCTCCGCCAGCTACGGTTGACGCGATACCTGTAAGGTTAGATCCGTCACCTGTATAAGATGTTGCAGCGACTGTACCTGTTACCGTTACACCAGTTGAAGTAGTTTGTAATTTTGTTGAACTACTTGCACTACCACCAGCATTTGCTGTTACATAGTTTAGATTTACAAAACCATGTTGGCTTGCACCGACAGCAGAACATTGCACCCTCATTACTTCGTTGGTAAGACCATCAGAAGTACCAAAAGTAATTTTGTTACCGGGTGTTCTAAGCCATATATCGTTGTCAGAATCAAGTACTAGAGAGTCCTGTAAAACATATCCAGTAAGCCCACCACTTACAGCATTTGTAGCTCCTGTTTTTGTTCTAACTTCAGCATGCGTATCTAGACTAAGTTTTTGACCATCAGAAATTACAATATCATTACCATTAGTATCTAGTTGACCGCCTAGCTGTGGTGATGTGTCACCAACTAGATCTGTGGTTACAGTACCAAAACTTAGTACACCACTACCATCTGTTTTTAGGAACTGACCAGCAGTACCATCTTCTGGAAGTGTGTAAGTAACTGTGCTACTTAAAGAATTTGGTCCTCTAAAACTTATGTGGTTAGCATCTTGGTCATCAGAATCAAACTTAATTGTATCGTTCGAGCCTAATTCAATACCACCAAAAGCATAAATTGGACCTGTAAAAGATCCACCGGTTGAAGGAACGTAGTTAGTTTGCCAACTAAGATTTCCATTAGTATCTGTTTGTAATAGCCCACCATTAGAAATTGAACTAGGCAAAGTTAATGTATAGTTTGCACTTGCACTATGGGCTGGTGATTTTATTTTTACACCATGACTATTTTGTGAACAGTTAAGTTGTAATGTTCCATCAGCACTACTACCATCACCTTTAACTTCTACAACACCAGTACCATTAGGATTTAATTTAATATTGCCATTGGTTGTGCTTGTAGTAATTTCACTCGCTTGAACATCTAAGTTACCACCTAGTTGTGGTGTAGTGTCATTAACAATATCAGTAGATACAGTAACAAACTCAATCGCATCTCCAGCAGAGTTAACTTTTAGTGTTTTATTTGCAGCACTACCATAGTTAGCTGGTGTGTCAGTTAGTCCTGTAAAAGTTGTAGCTCCACCAGAACCAGAACCGCCATCATCAGCAATAATAAATTCAGATGCAGAAGCATCATATTTAAGTATCTTACCGTCAGCTACACCAGAAGTATTAACATCTGACAAAGCATTTAAAGAACCTAAGTTACCAAGTTTAGTTTTCTCTGCATCTGTAAAAGCGTTAGTATTACTCTCAGCTTCATATGCAGCTTTAATTTCTGCACCAGTCTGGTCTGCGGTGGCTGATGTTTCAATATTAGATAGTTTTGTTTTTTCTGCATCAGTGAAGGCGTTAGTATTTCCTTCTCCTTCATACAATGATTTTATTTCAGCTCCAGTTTGATCGGCTGTAGCTGCGGTCTCTATTCCTGATAATTTTGTCTTTTCTGCATCTGTGTAAGCATTAGTATTACTATTTGCTTCGTATGCAGATTTTATTTCAGCATTTGTTTGATCGGCTGTAGCTCCACTTTCTATTCCAGAAAGCTTTGTTTTTTCTGCATCTGTATAAACATTACTATCAGAAGCATTACCAATTAATGTTTTTATTTCTGCTGCTGTCTGATCTGCGGTAGCTCCACTTTCTATTCCATCTAGTTTTGTACCATCAGCAGATACATCTCTACCATCAACTGTTCCAGAGGTAACAATATTTTGACTACCAAAGTTAGGTGATATTTTAGTTCCGTCTATAGCTGCTGAAGCATTTACATCAGCATTCACAATCGTGCCATCTTTGATTTTTGCAGATGTCACTGCTCCATCTTTGATGTCAGATTCAATAGTTGTTGAACGTGCTTCACTAAGACCAAACCTAGCCATATCATGGACAGCATTTAGATCTGTTGCTCTTATTGAAGATCCAGCAACAAATACTGCTGCTGCTGTATCTACATCTGTTTCTCTATATATATGTACATTTCCAGTTCCTGAAGCAGCTTGTGCTCCGAGAGTAACTGTTGTTCCGCTTACGGTGTATTGACCAGAGCCGGGACTGCTGGCTACATAAGTTTGTAAAGCTCCATCAATTCTTACTTTGATGTCACTTGCTTTTAAATATTCAATTGTAATGGCGTATGAGGTGGCACCGCCATTTTTAAATTCTTCAGTTGTTTGTACCGCCATGGGTTATCCACCTTTGTTATTTAGGCATTTCTAAGATTTTGTCTATCGTGCCTTTGTTTGCTTTTCTGTTTTTTAATTTTTGATTTCTTTCTTCAATGAGTAGCTTTTGGACATCGGGATCATTTTTAAGAGATGCCCAAGCTCTTTTCTTAGCTCTGTCAAACGACTTTGCAATTCGCTTGTAGTGTGGAAATGATCTTGGTTCAACATCAGACATACCATTTCTTTTGTGCCAATTCATCTCAGCAATAGATACCTGTATTGATTCTTCTGAAGCCATCTTGTCAAAGTCAGCTAATAGGTTTTGTTTACCTATAGCTTTCTGATACATAGATCTAACTTTTGGACTGTCAGATAAATCTGTTCCATCTGGAGCTGAGTATGTAGTTGTTCGTAAGTCGTAACCACTATCAAATAACAACTGTCTACCGGGAGAGTAATCTAAGTTAAAGTTCACTGGTGAGACTGCATTAAACATACGAGTAATAAAGTCGTGATCCTTTATAGGTCTGCCAGTTAAGATGTCGTATTTAATTGGTAATGCTTCTCCTGCAATATTTTCAGTTATTAAATTTCTGTTTCTTATAGAACTACCAATATCAGATCCTAGTTCTCTTGTGTAAGGAGTTAGTACTTTACCTATCTCATTTCTAAGACCAGATAAAGGAACTGTATTGTTCATTAACGAAGCAATAATTCTTTGCTGTTGTCCGGGAGCACCAGAAAATAAATCAACAAATGACTGTAATCCAGCTAAGTAAGATTTACTTGTAGCTGTATTAGCTAATGCCATTGATAGTTTTAATAATCTGTCTTCTGCCCACTCTTCACCCAT